AAGGAACCGCTCCAAAAACAGAAAGAAGACGAACTCAGGCTTCACTTGATTTTGAAGCTAAATGTTATAATCCTGATGGCAGCAGAAAAAGAGGAGTGCCTGGATGTACATGGGCTGATGAAGAGGGTACTGAGGCTCCTAGCGACTATGAGGATGTAGTTGTAGATGAAGGCTCTAAAGGTACTGATCCATCTGAAAGACAAGAAGAAAAACCTATATACACAAAAGTAACAGGTACTGGTAAAAGAGCTTATGAATCAAGAGAAGATTTAAGAGGCGGAAAACAAGCAAGGCGTAAAGAAAAAAGGGATTCAATTAAACTTGCTCGCCAGGAAGCCAAAGCAAAGCACCCAAATGATAAAAAAGCTCAAAGAGAATATATTAAAGAGCAAAAAAGACTTGCTAAAATAGAGCAGGCTAAAGGTAATATAGCTCAGGCTAAAGCAGAAAGCGAAAACTTTAAAAGAATGTCTGAAGAGGGTAAAACAGCTGGGCAAGATTTTTATAAAGGCCAGCGTGAGGCTGATATTTCAGAAGTACAAACAACACGGGAACAAGGCGGCACTGCTAATAGTGATAAATCCGAAGATGAAAAGAAAACAGATGGAGCCCTAACAATGCGCTATGACATGGGCAAATTTAGAAAAATGAGTACAAAAGCTCCTCTTAAAAAATTAACTGATTTGTCTGGCGATGGCAAGATTACTAAAAAGGATGTTCTTATTGGTAGAGGCGTTATTAGCAAAGACGGATCACCTGCTAAAATGAGCTATGGCAATAAAAAGACTCCATTTAAAATGGGGGGCTATGGCAAAAAGACTTATAAATAATGTACGTTCAAACAAACTCCCCGTTTAAAAAGCTTCGTAAAACAACGAAAGGCAAAGGAAGGCATTTTCTTTCAGCTAAAGAAGGTGCAGGTATGACAGCAGCCGGGAGAAAAGCGTATAATAAAGAAACCGGAGGCAACCTTAAAGCGCCTCAACCGGGCGGTGGTAAAAGACGTACATCATATTGTAAAAGGTCAGCTGGCCAAATGAAAATGCACAATATTAATTGCAGTAAAACACCAAAGAAAAGAATCTGCGCAGCTCGCCGTAGATGGAAATGTTAATTATGTTTAAAAACGATAGAGGTTTAGGCGATACCGTAGAAAGATTTACAAAAGCTACAGGCATAAAAAGCGTGGTTGACCGTGTGTCAAATGGCTTAAATATACCATGCGGTTGTGAAGGAAGAAAAGATGCCTTAAACAAAATGTTCCAATACAAAAAAAGATAAAAATGGGAAAACAAGTAGGGCCAACTCCAATTACGGCCAAAGTAACAAAAACAACAAAAGGCGGTATAGTTCAGCCTAAGATTAAAAATTTACAGGTTGAATCTCCTGCAAAATTTTCCCCAGGAAGCATGGGGCTGTCAACTATTGCAAGTCAAATTGTTAAAAGAGGCGCAAGCGGTGCTATAGAAGGAGCAAGGCATCTGGCGAGAGCACAGGACAATATTTTTAGCAAAGCGGCTTCTGCGGCATTCGGATTTGGAAAAGGATTTCTACAAGGTTCAAAATCTTCATCTGCACCATCTACACCTAAAGCTCCGCAAACGACAGCACCCAAAAAAGGTACCTATAACTACGCTAAAAGCCAAAACGCAAATTTAGATAGTATTATATCTAGCAGAAATAAATCTACAAAAGGAAGTGCTGAATATAATCGTTATCAAAATCAAATTAATAAAGCATACGGCGTTGGGCCAACAAGCAGAGATACAACAGTTAAAAAAGTGTCAAGTGTAAAGCCTGCTTCAACAAGCGTAAGCACTAAGCCTACGGCCTCTACAGAAATTAAACCAATTTCTCAAGCTAAAAAAGCTCCACAAGTTAGTGCTAAGTCTGTTAAGAGAGTTTCTAAAATTTCAGATAGATCAGCTAAAACAAGAAAAAAAGGTGAAGCTGCTCTTGCTGCTGGAAACGTTCAAAAAGCTCAGAGGCTTAGAAAAAAATACGATAGACAAGAAAGACGAGCAGGTAGAAAAGCTTCACGGGCTGTTAAAAGATCTGTAAGAAAATAAAAATATATAATGTCTAAGAAAAAATTTAATCAAACTACAGTCGGTAAACTATTATTAGGCGCAGCTAATGTAATAAACCCAGCGTTAGGTAACGTTCTTGAGGGCATTACATCCCCAAAAGACGCAATAGCTGCTATTACAAAAGCTGATATACCCGCTGAAGAAAAGATTAAATTACAACAATTGATTTTTGATCAGCAGAACAAAGAAATAGAAGCAATAAGCGTTCGTTGGAAAGCGGATTCCGCTTCTGATTCTTGGCTTTCAAAAAACGTACGCCCGCTGGTTTTAGTGTGGTGTATTGTTATTTTTAGTTTCGCTGGTATATTAGATAGTGTTGATTCTATACCATTTAATATTGGAGCAACTTGGAATGACACATTTGAAAAAGTAATGATGGCGGTAGTTTTAGCCTATTTTGGCGGTCGCACAACAGAAAAAGCAACAAATATATTTAAAAGTAAATAATGCCAAGAATAAACACGTATGCTCTGGATGATGACCTGCATGTAGATGATAAAGTGATTGGAACAGACTCCACTGGTCTTGGTACTAAAAACTTTAAATTAGCAGAGATAGCTGAATTTTTTAGCCAAAAAGGCCTTATTACTGTTGGAAGTCAAAGTATTTATAAATTTGCTACAATTGAAAGATCAGACTCTACTTTTAGCCTGCAGTCATTAGGCGGCAATGGCACTAATTTTTCAGATATAACAAGCCTTAAGTTTAGTGGTATAGATTCAAGATCAATTGATATTGCGCAATTTTTATTAGCATATAAAAGTAAAAAAATATTAATAGCTCAATTAAATAATAAAAATAATTTTGGCATTTATGACGCTGCAAATGTTGCCGCTGATGCCAATAACACTGGGTATTACGATTTTACATTAACTGAATTTGAGGGAAACGGATCTTTAATTGCAGATGAATATTATGCAATATGTATATTAGGCCCTAAAAATCATTCGGCTTTTAATTTCTCTACATCAGACTTTAATTCTCAATCTGAAAATATAAATGGGTCTAACATGCGCTTTGTAGATTTTACTCATAATATGAAAAAATACCCCTCAATAACAGTTACAGAAACCGGGTCCGAAGATCAAGTAGCCCATGTTCCTGTCAAATACATAAGTAAAAATATTGTCCGCGTATATTTTACCGGACTAACAAACGGAACTATTTACGCAAATTAAAAAAAAATAAATAAAAATGGCAATTCCTTTTCTTAGTAATATAAATTTAAACAAAAATCAAGCTTTAAATTTAGTTTTACATAATGCAACTTCTAATATTTCAACCCCTTCCACAGGGCAGGTATATTTTAACACGTCAAGTAGCTTAGCTTTTATTTATAATGGCTCTGCGTGGGTTCAGCTTGGTAAGTCAGATGAACAAATACAAGATATTGTAGGTGCAATGCTTACCGGCGGCACACATTCGTCTAATGTAACAGTAACATACGATGACACCGATGGCTTTATAGATTTGTCTGTAGATAGCGTAACAGGAACAGGGGCTGCAAATAAATTAGCTATTTGGTCCTCGTCTTCTGCCTTAACTAACGATACTAATCTTCATTGGGACACTTCTAATAATAGGCTAGGTATTGGCACTGCAACGCCAGATTATACTTTAGATGTAGCCGGAAACGTAGGGGTTGATGAATATATATATCATAACGGAGATACTGATACTCATTTAAGATTTACAAATAATATAGCACGACTAAAAGGAGGAAACGGCCCTTCGGTGCAAGCAGATGCAAATAAAATCGCTATAGGTCTAAGCGAATTTGACCTTGATGGTGATGTTCGTATAGGTGACACTGCTGGAATTAATTCTGGAACTCATTTAGAAATTGCAGGCGGTAGTACTCTTGAAGTTAAAACGCCTGCTTCGTATGTTTATTTTAAAACAGGTGGCACACATAGTTATTTTACAGGTAATCTTGGAATAGATGTTACATCCCCTACTCAAAAGCTGGATGTTAGCGGTAATATAAAAATGACAGAAACAGCTGCTACTTCAGACACAGACAAATTTATTGTCTCTGATAGCGGTGTTTTAAAATATAGAACAGGATCTCAGGTTAGGAGCGATATAGGTGCCGGTACAGGCAATGGAACTGTAACAAGTGTAAATTTAACAGCTGGCAATTTAATAGATGTTTCCGGTGGTCCTGTTACAAGTTCTGGCTCTATAACAGTTAATGTTGATTTATCGGAGCTAACTGATATGACACAAACAATGCTGTCAACCGATGAGCTTGTTGTTCTTGATGGCGGATCGCAAAAAAGAAAAGCGGCAAGTGAAATTGGTCTTAGTATATTTAATAATAATCTGTCAAATATTGCTAATTCAGCATTAGCAAATTCTAGTATTACAATTGGTAATTCTACTATTTCGCTTGGAGGCACAGATACCACCCTTACCGGTCTTACAGATATAGATCTTACCTCAGGGAATAAAACTATTTTTGATGGCGTTGGATCAAATAATTTAACTATTGGCGCGGGTGGAACAACAGTAATTATACCAGGTGATTTACAAGTAACAGGAACAACCACTACTAACAATGTTGAAACCATATCTACTTCAAATGGTGTTGTGTTTGAGGGAAGTGTTGCGGACGCTAACGAGCTTACATTATTAGCAGGCTCACTTACTGCAGATAGAACTGTAACATTACCGGACGCCACTGGAACTGTTGCCTTAACAAGTGACTTACCAACTGTAAATAACGGCACTCTAACTGTTCAAGGTACTGGTGCTTTAGGCGGCTCTGGGACATTTACAGCAAACCAAAGTGGAAATACAACAATATCTATATCTCACGACGACACCTCATCACAGTCCTCTGTAAATAATTCGGGCTTAAGTGTAATTCAAGACGTAACTTTAGATACTTATGGTCATACCACGGGACTTACGTCTGTAAACTTAACATCAGGAATTGATGGCAGAGTAACTGCTAGAGAATTTTCAGTAAGTATTGGAGATGGTATAAATACATCATATACAGTAACTCACAATTTAGACACCAGAGATGTAATTGTACAATTATATGACGTAAGCTCATATGAAACAGTATATGCAGATGTAACAAGAGCAACTGTAGACACTATAACAATTGCATTCGCATCAGCACCAAATTCAAGCGATATTAGAGTTCTTATAACTCAAATAGGATAAAATGGCAATTAAATTTTTAAATACAGTCGAGGTAGATACTAATGTATTGTATGTAAATACTTCAAGCAATAGAGTCGGTATTGTAACGGCTAGCCCAAGAACTAGTTTAGATATAAATGGACCTTTATCAGTAATGGGGGGTACATTTACAAGCGGCGATTCGGGTGCTGATTCAATTTCTGGTGCGGGTATAGTTTTAAGAAGAGGTAAAAAATTACTTTCAGGTATTCCAGGCAACGGTAATGAAGATTTTCATTTAAGAAACTTAATAGGACATGACAGTGGTAATAATATTAATATTGGGCAAACTGGCACAAGCCTTATAGGTAATATATCTTTAAGCACAGGAACCAGTGGAAATGTAATATTTAATACTATAGGGTCTGAAAACCTGCGCATTGCTAGTAACGGCAGGGTTGGGATTGGAACAACTTCCCCTACTGCTAAGCTAAACGTTAGGGGTGACTTGCACATTAGGCATACCTCTAGTTCTACCACTGCATTTAAAGTTCAAGGTAGTGGTGGTGATGATGTTTGGTTTGAAATAACACCAAATAGTAGCACTGTTTTTATACTTGGAGATGAGGAGCAGTCTTCTGGTGGGGGTTATATAAAATTAGATTCCAATGCAAATATAACATTCAATGAGGCTGATGTTGGTATTAATACTTCAAATCCAACAGAAAAGTTAGAAGTTAATGGCACTGTAAAAGCTACCAATTATAAGGGCTATGTTCCTACTTACCAATCTGGAGGGTTTTTTCATAGCTCATCTTCTAGTACATCAACAATTTATTGGATTCCTACTAATTACATTGTTGAAACAACTAGCGGCCAATACTATAATAACTGGGTTGCTCCGTATGATGGGAGGGTTAGAAAAATAATAATGAGATATACTAATGGATCAACACCAACAGCAACCTCTGTTACGTTTAAGTGGGCTAAAAACGGGAGTACTCAGCTTAGTTCTTATAGTGCTACAGTGACCAACGGAGCATCAACTAGCATGGTAGCATCGTATAGTTTTGGCGATTCCAACATTACATTTAGCGAAGGAGATAGAATACAATTAGGATTTACTACGAATGGACCTACTGCTAGGCTCTTAAACGGTTTTGCGTATACAATACTTTTTGAATATAATAAAAATTAAAAAAAGGGCAAAAACACGTAAATAATATAATATCAATAAATAACAAATAAAAATGGCAAATACATATTCATGGTCAATTAAAAAATTGGATGTATATCCTTCTAGCGAAGGGTTAGATAATGTTGTCTTTGGTATACACTGGGGACTGGTTGCAACATCTGATCAAACATATTCTGAAAACGGCGAAGACGTTAACTATACTGATGAAATTATTGGTTTACATACTGTCAATCCACCTGATTCAAGTAATTTTACCGCCTTTGATTCTTTATCCGCTTCGGACGTAGAGGGATGGTTAGAGGCTGGTATGGATTATGAGGCGCTAAAAGCACAATTAGATTTAAATATAGAAAATTTAATTTCGCCTCCTGTTGTTACTAAGGAAGTGCCTTGGTAATATTTTTTTTTTAATTTTAATATAATTTAATATGAGTAAATCAATTACAGCTGATGAGCTAAAAACATTACAAGCTATTGTAGGAGATATAAATAAAATTGAATTGCAGATTGGACAAGTAGAATCGCAAAAGCATCAGCTATTGCATTCTTTAACAGAACCACAAGAGCAACTAGCTAAATTTCAAGAAGAAATGAAAGAGGCTTACGGAGATGTGGCTATAAATATCCAAACTGGCGAATATAAAGAGGGAGCTAAAGATGAACCTAATACGGAAGATTAGTATTGGTAAAGATTATAAAAACGAAGCCATGCACTACTCCGTAGGGCAAGAAGTTTATGGTGGACATATAATCTCCGATATTATAGAAAAAGAGGAAAAGTTTGTTATATTTATAGAAAAGAATAATGAAGTTTTACCCTGGAAAGATTTTAATAAAAATATGGCTATAGCAGTTGAATATAACTTGCAGTATTAATGAGAAGTTTATTTCATTTTATAGTAACACCGAAAGGAAACCGCACTACAAACCAAGTTAAAGTTAACAATAAAGAATTAGTAGTTAACACTGAATTGCAAAACCATCAATATGTAAATCGTATTGGTGTCGTTTTAAATACTCCTAAAAACGAAAAAACAAATATTAAAAAAGGTGATGAAGTAATTTTACATCACAACGTGTTTAGACGTTTTTATGATGTACGAGGAGAAGAAAAAAATAGTAAAAGCTATTTTAACGAAGAAACATATTTTGTTGATTCAAGCCAAATATTTTTATATAAAAGAAATAATGAATGGTATGCTCCTAAAAACTATTGTTTTGTAAAACCTATTAAATCTAATAATATTTTCAGCACAGATTTTGAAACTCCATTAGTTGGGGTTATTAAATATTTAGATAAGTCATTAATTAATAACGGTATTAAAAAAGGTGACTTAGTAGGGTTTACGCCTCGCAGTGAATATGAATTTATTATTGAAGACGAAAGGCTTTATAGGGTAACTACAGATTCAATTGCGATTAAATATGGATATAAAGGAAACGAAAAAGAATATAATCCGAGCTGGCTATAAAGCGGTTGACGAGCTTATTAATGTTGCAGAAGAAAAAATTATCACTAATACTGAGGATGATGTTTCTGCAGATAGGCTTAAAAATGCAGCTGCAACTAAAAAGCTTGCAATATTTGATGCGTTTGAAATATTAAATCGTATTGAAGAAGAAAAATCTGTATTGCTTAATAAGCCGAAAGAAGAAAAAAAAGAAGCTTTTAGCGGATTTGCAGAAAAAAGATCTAAGTAATGTATAAGCAAACTTTATTTAGGGTTATTGATCCAATTAAAATAAATACGCTTAAACGTTATAATAAAGCGCGTAGATGGAAATATGGCTACGATAAAGAAAACGACATTGTTGTTATTAGTAAAACAGGGCAGATTGGCGAAGTGTATAGCATACAGAATTTAAAAATTGCGCTGCCTCCTATGCCTGCAAAAATTACTAAAGACAATAATAAATGGCTTAAGCGCGAATATCCTAAAGAATTAAACAGGATAAAAACAATCTTTGATTGGAAAAGCTATCCAGAAGAATTTAAGGATCAATGGGAACCATATATAGATGAAGAGTTTAAAAGGCGAGATGAAGGCCACTGGTTTTATAACAAAAACAATCCTACTTATATTACTGGCACTCATTACATGTACTTGCAGTGGAGTAAAATTGACGTTGGGGCCCCTGAATTTAGAGAAGCAAACAGATTATTCTTTATATTTTGGGAAGCATGTAAAGCCGATCCACGGTGTTATGGAATGTGCTATCTTAAAAACAGACGCTCTGGCTTTTCATTCATGGCATCATCGGAAGCTGTTAACATGGCAACAATATCCTCCGATTCACGATTTGGTATACTGTCCAAGTCTGGGTCTGACGCTAAGAAAATGTTCACCGACAAAGTCGTGCCAATATCCGTTAACTATCCATTCTTCTTCAAGCCAATACAAGACGGTATGGATAGACCAAAAACCGAACTGGCTTATAGGGTACCCGCATCAAAACTCACGCGTAAATCTATACAGTCAGGGCAGACGCGGGAAGAGCTACAGGGGCTCGATACGACAATCGACTGGAAGAACACGGGTGACAACTCCTACGACGGTGAGAAGCTTAAACTCCTCGTACATGACGAATCGGGCAAATGGGAACGGCCGGACAACATACTCAACAACTGGCGAGTTACAAAGACGACGCTAAGACTAGGTAGCCGGGTTATAGGTAAGTGTATGATGGGGTCTACAAGCAATGCTTTAGACAAAGGCGGAGAAAATTTTAAAAAACTATATTATGACTCAGACGTCACCAAACGAAACGCCAATGGACAGACTCGCTCAGGATTATATAGTTTGTTCATACCTATGGAATGGAACTACGAGGGATTCATTGATTCTTTTGGAAACCCTGTCTTTGATACGCCACAAAAACCGATTAAAGGCCCGTATGGAGACCTTATTGAGGTCGGAGTTATAGATCATTGGAACAATGAAGTTGATGGCTTAAAAGGTGACCAGGATGCTTTAAATGAGATGTATAGACAGTTTCCACGCACAGAGGAGCACGCGTTTAGAGATGAAACAAAAAATAGTATATTTAATTTGGTAAAAATATACGAACAAATAGATTATAACGAAGACTTAGGTTCTTCGGATATAATAACAAGAGGTAATTTTCAATGGTCAAATGGTATAAAAGATTCTAAGGTAATATTTTTGCCAGATTTAAAGGGAAGATTTTATGTAAGCTGGCTGCCAAAAGTAGAGTTACAAAATAGAATAATAATAAAAAATAGCATTAAGTTTCCTGGTAACGAGCATGTAGGTGCCTTTGGGTGTGACTCATATGATATATCAGGAACAACTGATGGGCAGGGCTCTAAGGGGTCTTTGCATGGGCTCACTAAGTTCAGCATGGAAGACTCGCCTCCACATATGTTTTTTTTAGAATATATAGCCCGGCCTCAAACAGCCGAAATGTTTTTTGAAGACGTATTAATGGCGTTACATTTTTATGGTATGCCAATACTTGCTGAAAACAACAAACCTAGATTATTATACTATTTAAAACGAAGGGGCTATAGAAAATTTTCTATTAATCGACCCGATAAAATATGGAATAAATTATCTGTAGCAGAAAAAGAAATAGGCGGTATACCTAATTCAAGTGAGGATATAAGACAGGCCCATGCTGCCGCTATAGAAACATATATACAATCATATGTTGGTTATAATGAAAACGGGGGTGCTAATAATATATATTTTAACAGGACTCTAAATGATTGGGCTAAGTTCGATATAAATAAAAGAACAAAGTTTGATGCTGCGATTAGCTCAGGTTTGGCTATAATGGCGTGTAATAGGCACTTATATTCACCAGTATCGCAAAAAGAAAAGTCTACTGTAAACATAAATTTTGCAAAATATAAAAATAGCGGTTTAAGATCGCAAATAATACAATAATATGGCTGAGTCAGTTGTAAAAAGTTATTTCCCAAGCCAAATCGCTAGTGATTTAGAAAAAATGAGTTCAGAGTATGGACTTAAAGTTGCTAAAGCTATAGAGCACGAATGGTTTAAAAGAGATTCCGGTACTACTAGATTTTATAATAATCAAAATCAATATCATAAGTTAAAATTATACGCAAGAGGTGAGCAGTCAGTGCAAAAATATAAAGATGAATTATCTATTAACGGTGACTTATCTTATCTTAACTTAGACTGGAAGCCTGTGCCAATTATACCAAAGTTTGTTGATATAGTGGTTAATGGTATCGCGGAAAGATTATATGATATTAAAGCTTTTTCGCAGGATCCGTATGGCATAGAAAAAAGAACAAAATACATGGAGTCTTTATTGCGAGACATGAAGACTGTAGAATTAAACGAATTTGCTCAACAAGAGTTTGGTGTTAATTTATATGAAAATGACCCTACAGCATTACCTACAAGTGAAGAAGAATTAGCCGTTCATATGCAGCTTTCTTATAAGCAGCAAGTTGAATTAGCAGAAGAGCAAGCTATAAATACTATATTTGAACAAAACCATTACGAGCTAATTAAAAAACGCTTTTATTATGATTTAACAGTATTAGGTATAGCTTGTGTAAAAAACACATTTACAACATCAGAAGGTATAAAGCTGGAGTATGTTGATCCGGCTGATTTAGTTTATTCATACACAGATTCACCTTATTTTGATGATATATACTATATAGGCGAAATAAAAACTATATCTTTAAACGAGCTTAAAAAGCAGTTTCCTGAATTAACTAATGAAGATTTAGAAGAAATTACAAAGCAAGGCGTACAAAATACGGATTTTTATCATCGTACAATTACTGAAACAAATAATTTAGACGCTAATTCTGTGCAAATATT